GTATAGTTGCAATATTAGGATTATATACCGTATCGCAGGCTTATTTGGTCTGACAATGGCAGGTAAAAACGACATAACCGGTGACAATCTAATTAGCAAAGTTAATACTAAAAGCTATGATGAAGGCTGGGACCGTATATTTAATAAGAAAGAAACCAGTAAAAAGTGTAAAAAGTGTGGGTTTATACAACAAAAACCCAATTTTGTTCTATGTGAATCATGTGGAACTAAGGTTTAGACTACCTTTGGTTCATAAATAAAGAAACATTCGATTACAAAGGAGAATGTATGCGTAAAGTGATTTTTATTATTCCAACGCTTTTGGCAATATTGATAACAATACTAATATTCCAATTAAGTTCAAAAGCAATTCAATCTGAAGCTCTAATAAGAGCCGACTTCAAACATAACATAACATTTGACCAACTAATACCTAAAGCACAACAACAAGTAATGTGCTTGGCAGAAAATATATTTTACGAATCAGCACATGAGCCATTAAATGGCCAGGTAGCTGTGGCTTTCGTTACACTTAATCGTGTGAAGAGTGAAAGTTATCCAGATAATATTTGTGGTGTGGTTAAACAAAAGAATCCTAGAGGTTGCCAATTCTCATGGTATTGTGAAGGCAAAGAACCTATGAAATGGTTGACAAGACATAACAAAACCATGTATAATACTATTATCAAATTAGCTATAAATGTTTATGCTAATCATGATAGTTTAGTTGACCCATCCAAGGGTTCGTTATTCTACCATGCAAACTATGTGAAGCCATTATGGCGTAAAGATATGAATAAAGTTGCAGTTATTGGTAAACACATATTCTATAGGAAGTAAATTATGAATCAATCATCAGTTTTGTATATAACTACAGTAGTGTGTTTTACTATTATTCTTCTTTCAACCATAGGTGCTTATAATTACTATGTAACTCAAGATAGAATCTTAATGTCTAAAAACATAGATGATGCAATAGAGAAAGGTATCAACCCACTATCAGTTAGATGTGCTTATGCATCAGAGATTGATGCTGTATGTATATCATATGCTTATTCACGAAATAATAACACTAAGGCGAAAAAATAATCATGGCAACAAAAGATGAGATGGCGAAGTTCGCTAAAGAGATACACGATTTGGTATCAAGAACAGATTACAATTACATTGAAGCTATAGCAGCTTATTGTAAAGAAACAGGATTAGAAATAGAAGTAGCGGCAACACTATGTAATGCTAACCTCAAATCACGAATAGAGTGTGATGCATTGGACAACAACATGTTAAAAGAGAAGTCTAGTAGATTCAGTCGTTTACCTATATGAGTTCCCCATTGTTATCTCATAAAAATAACAAACCAAAACTATAATAATAGGAGAAACTACTATGCCTTTAAACTTAGACTTTAATTTAATATTAAATGTAGCAGTTGCAGTTGTAGCAGTGGATTGGCTCGGTAAATTAACCGGCTGGTGGTAAATACTTAATTAAGTAATTACAATTTATTATAGAGTTGGGAGAGCTCTTTAAAACTCCCACCCTAATTATATGACAGGCTACGAAACTTACATTTTATTTAATGCTTTAAAATTACACTTTACCACGGAGAAGTTTGACTTCTTTAAATATAACGGTAAGGTGAAAACCACAACTGAACAATTTGAAAACAGAAAAGACAAATATCACTTCTACAAACTTTCCAGAAAACACGAAAACCGAGATGACATGTTACAATACATTGTCTATAACTTTATCGAAAAAGATAACGTATGGGTTGGCGAACTGTTGACTGAAGAATCAAACCAACGATACCAAAAACACAAAAAGATTTTACAATCGCTTTCATATAATTTCGAGAGTGATTGTAAAAAGTTATTTGGAGATGTAACTAATCCGAATGACTTGATTAAGGTAAAAGATGGATATCCCAAACTTTTGACTATGGCTTTACAACGTGATATTGAGATTGAAACCTTTTGCCTACTGAACTCTATTCTAAACTTTGTACCAATGTGGACTGAGAAAATTCAAGACACAATATATTGGCCTGAGTTTAGAAAAAAAGTTTTAAAGTTTACCGCATTTCTACCAAGAGATGTAGTAAAATATAGACTTCTTCTCAATAAAGTTATTGGGAATTAGTAGCATAAATAACTTATACATTATGATTTACAGTGGATAATAGTTATAAACTAAACGTACTAACATACAACTTATACAAGGAAAATACGATATGTCAAGTTTTGCAAATTTAAAACGTAATCGCTCTAGTCTAGATAAACTGACTCAAGCAATAGCATCAACAACAACATCACAAGATTCAAACTCCCGAGAAGACACAAGATTCTGGACTCCAGATGTAGATAAGGCTGGTAACGGAATGGCTGTTATTAGATTCTTACCTGCACCATCGGTAGATGGCGATGACGGACTGCCATGGGTTAGATATTTCTCTCACGGATTTCAAGGAACTGGAGGTTGGTACATTGAGAACTCATTAACAACTCTCAATCAAAAAGACCCTGTTTCTGAATATAATTCAACATTATGGAATTCTGGTATTGAAGCCAATAAAGAAATTGCTCGTAAACAAAAAAGGCGCTTACATTATGTCGCTAATATTATGGTAGTTTCAGACCCAAGCAGACCAGAAAATGAGGGTCAAATAAGACTCTATAAATTTGGTAAGAAAATCTTTGATAAAATTACTGAAGCAATGAATCCTGACTTTGCAGATGAAGTGGCTGTTAATCCATTTGATTTGTGGGAAGGTGCCAACTTCAAATTAAAGATTCGTAATGTAGAAGGTTATCGTAACTATGATAAATCTGAATTTAGTGATAAAGTAGCTTTAATGGAAGGCAACGATGAGAAACTCGAAGCAGTATGGCAACAAGAGTATTCATTGAAAGAATTCTTAGACGCTAAAAACTTTAAATCTTATGAAGAATTAAAAGCAAGATTAGATAAGGTTTTAGGGTTTCAAGGTGAAGCTGCACCAAGAACTATAGCAGAAGAAGTTATGGCTGATACAATAGCACCAGCGCCATCAGATGTAGAAGTTTCATCTGCTCTAAATCAAGTAGACACAGCAATTGCAACTGCTGGTTCTGATGATGATTTAGATTACTTTAAGAACTTAGCATCACAAGACTAGACCGAAAGTAATTTCTGATTTAGTTATATTGAAACCCGCTTCGGCGGGTTTCTTTTTGCCTAGAGTTCTAAAGTTTTAAGGAAGATTTGACCTTTCGTATCTGAAGCTTTGATTGTCATTGTTCCAGACTGTTCAGAAGAAAAGTTAAATTTAATATATGGGTCTTGACTTACACTAATACCATTCTCAACAACTAATACTATTTCACCATTAAAATTGTAACGAACTTGTTTAACAATCCATTCTGGTACATACCAACCATTAATTGAATCTTTTTGTAGTCCTGTAAAATTAGGATGTTTGATACGAGTTGTTATATAATTATTCTTAGATTTAATTAGAATTTTACCTAAATCTTTAGTCATCCCAGGGTCTTGACTATTCATATAACCACTACAACCACCTGATGCTCTTATAGCAATCTTATTCATATATAATTTACCATTACTATCTTCAGCAACAACATGAACAAAAGAATCTGTCTCCATTCTAATGCGAGTTGATAGGTCTAAGTTTTGTGTTTGATTTGTAAGGTGATATGTAGCTGCGTGTTGAATAGGATTCCCATCGATGATTAGGAATATCTTTTCTATTTTAATATTAGGAGTTTTTGTTAGTATTATATTGACTGGAACTTGAGCGCCACTAGATGCTCTTTTTGGACCATCAATCTTAAGAAATTCTACTTCAGTGATAACCTTATCGCCAAACATTCTTTCTTGTACATATGGCCATAAATCAGGATTAGCATCGGCTCTTGCAATTAACCCGATACTTAATAATACTAAAAAAAGTAATATCTTTTTAATAATCATAGGTTTATTTAGTATACCATAACGTGGTACCAATAGAGGCAATTATGATATTCGGTTTACTAACTGTCCTGTGTTTTCTTGTCTAGATGCTACGACTACTTCATTTTTAATAACTGTATTATTATTCACTGTTGATGCGTTTACAGTCGTTTCGTTGCCACCACTTCCCATACCTCTTTTCTGAACAGAGTTGCTATTAGAATTAGAAGCAAGTGTTGTGCCTTGACTTGAACCTGCTGATGCAACAAGACCAACCACCGTATCTGCTCTTGAACCGACTTGACCATACCATGCACTATCTTTTAACTCTTTTGCAGCTAAAGTAAAGTTGCCTTGATTTAAAGCATCAGACGTGTTTGGCCATTTTGGCCACCATTTACCCATATTAAATGCAAGGTCAATAAATGCTGCTTTGCCTGATTCATTTGCTTTTCCATATCCAGGTGTTCGTTCTGCTATTTTTTTATGATGAGCAAAATCTTCATCAAATAGATTTGATATCTCCTCTTCTGAAAACTTTCTATCCCATTCTTCTGGTAGTGATTTGCCATCTCCAATTAGATGACCAACGCCTATGGTCCACAGTCCTTTG